CAGTCGGTGCCCCCCTTGGGGGTGCCGCCCCCGCCCCCTAGCTAAAGGGGACCCAAAGCCCTAATCTATAAAGTCTTGCTCTCGCGCCCGTACTAACATGTTCGTCGAAAAACTTAGGATCCCTATTTCAGAAATTTTTTTGGGGTCAAAATTTCTCATATACCTTTTTGAATCCCCCCAGATCGACCACGAAAAGATTATCCGAGCTTGCATCGCAGATTACTTGGAAGGCAAGTTAGACTGTCGAGTGCCCGCCCATGTGTATTGGAGTAAATCCGATAGCGCCGACTACGTGGCAATCGCGGTGGCTTCCAGACGGATTGGCATAGATATCGAAGTAATGAGAGACCGCCCCTTTGAAAAAATTTCTCGCAGATTTTTTGAGTTAAATAAGATCACCAGCAACAAAGAAGAATTCTACGAAACCTGGGTCGCCAAGGAGGCATGGGTGAAATGGAAACATGAAGGAATTGCAACAAACCTTGCAAAACCCATTGACCGAGATATAATATACCTGAACGACCTGCCACCCAATCTCAAAGGGGCGATTTGCTTATGATCAACCTGGATGAACGCTATCACTCATACCTTCACAGTAACAAGTCATTTTGTATTGACGGAATCTGTGAGAAGGTGAGAAGTTATGGCTTCCGTTGTGATGAGACTACTATCGTAGGTTACTACGTAGTGACAGATAACTGGGTTATGAATTATAATCTTAAAGAAGAATTCGTGTCAAGGCAAAAGTATGAGAAGTAATCTCGAAATAGAAATAGAGTTACTCAGGGCGCAACTGAACGCCCTTGAGAAACGGGTCAATGAAAGTCCTTTGATGATGCGTCGCCCAGGTGGCGCAGGATATGAAAAACTCGTGGATATCGTTTGTGACCACGAAGAACGGTTAAATAACTTAGAGTAAAAAAATCCGCGTAGCCCGATTCGGCGCGAAGGTCTCTAAGTATGGCTGTTACTATCACATGGGTTAGTTCTAAGTTTGGTACAGGTGCTACTGGAGGTGGAATGCCCCCAGCACTCTATACACCAAACCCTAATCCTGCATCATTTACACCAGCAGGTGGCACCACAACAAACGCACAGTGGGAAACGATTGTCGTTGCTCAGACGGATCAACGTAACGACCTTTTCCCACAGACTGTCTTCAATGGGTTTAGAGCGAATGCAGTATTGACTGGTACATGCGATCCTATTCCTCCATCGACTACTCCATGCCCACCAACAATCACAGGATATACGATTACTAGTGATTATGCTACTATCCTAGGCGATGCTTCGGATTGTTGGGATAGTCCTACACAATATCAAATTGATGCAACTACTACTGACGCAGGTGTGACTGAAGGGTCGTATCTGCGTCATCATCATGTCTTCAATCAATTCGACTATCGTTTCTTGACTGGCGATCCATCAGACGCTATCAGCACCACACCAGTCACTCAGAAGGGCAAGAACTCAGATTCTGGAGCAAACTGCGAGAAGTTACCTACCACTCCTTTCAGTCCGACTACGGATCCAGATACCAAGCCTGAGATGCCCTACAACGCCATGTACACGTTCAATCCTGACCTTAGGGTGTACATGACGGTAACGTACACAGTGACCGTTACATGGACCTGCTTGCCCTGTTTCCCGACGCCTCAGACCGATACCCTCATCATCAAGCAACACTTCGCTAATGGTCATTTCCCCCCACATTCACCAGGGGAGTATGGATCATTGGCGCGTTTCTATATAGATCAGAGTTACTTCCTCAAGGACGAGGCAGCGAATAGGTATGGCTGGTATCCTGGAAAGTGGAATCATGGATAATATTGAGGGTGAGTTTATCATCAAAGACAATGGTAAACTTACAACCTATAATCGTATCGGAGATATTCCAGATGAATTTGACCATCTGATCAAGTTCAAACCAAAATTAATCGAACCTCCACATACACTAACGGATCATATGCACATGATGCAACATGGAACTTACTTAAATGAACTCATGAAGAGGGAGAAAAAATAATGCCTGCCGTAACTAGAATCGGTGACAACGATACAAGTCACTGTTCAACCCCCACTCGTGCTGAAGGATCTCAAAATGTATTCTGTAATGGTATCCCCATTTCTCGTCAAGGTGATATTAATACGCCCCATCTGGTGCCAGGAAGCCCTTGCACTTCCCATACTGCTGCAATTACAACAGGATCCACAACGGTATTTGTAAATGGGAAAGGTTGTGGTAGAATAGGTGATGCGATCAGTGGTTGCACTACGGTCGCAGAAGGTTCAGACAACGTATTTGCAGGTTAATTATGGCAAAATCAATGATGAAAGGCGGTGGATACATTAAGGGAGCACCGAAAAAGACCCGCCAAGGACGCTCTAAGAACACTCATCTTGGTGCAAGTGCTCGTAACGGACGCAAAAAGCGTTACCGTGGGCAAGGAAAATAAATAATTTGGGATAGCAACCCCATAAAAAGTTCTGGAAAACTTTTTACGGAAGAAAAATGGGACTTTTTCCAGTTGATAAAAGCGAAGACTTCATCAAAGAAGGGATGACACTCATTACGGAGGTAGATTCCGACAAATATTTGAAGAAAACGCGCAAAACTGAACAAAAAGAAGAACTTTATCCAATTCCAGAGGATCGTTTAAGTCGTCCTTGCGGTGGTCAAAACGGTTTTGACGACTTTGTTGAGCGATGGACTGAATAGTTTAGGAAACCTTGATAAATACATCAAGGTTAACCTATCAAAATGGCATTTGTATCTAAGTCGTTCCGCGACTTTAGTCTTACTTTTGATAAAAATGCCGTGACTGACGATGTTCTGTCACTGACAAACGAGGCAGCCATCAAAGAATCGGTCAAAAACATCGTCAGATACAATTTTTATGAGAAACCTTTTGATCCAGCCTTCGGTGGAAATATCGTTGGTCTACTCTTTGAGAACGCAACAGCAGGATTAGAAGAAGAAATCAGTGAAAGAGTACAGGATGTTATCAACAGATATGAACCTAGAGTGACTTGCTATGAAGTTGTAACTCAATTTGATGAAGACAATAACGATTTATCGATTGAAATTTACTACCTTATTGAGGGAATTCCCGCAAGATTGGATAATCTGGAAATCGCATTTAAACCGTAATGGCTTTTAATCAAGTAAACACGCTAGAATTCAACGAAATTAAGGTCCAAATCAAAAATTACCTGAGATCTCAGGATCAATTTTCTGATTATGACTTTGAAGGATCGTCTTTGTCGGTTCTGATCGACATTCTGGCGTATAATACTTACTATTCTGCGGTAAATGCGAACCTCACAGTCAATGAAGGTTTCTTAGAAACAGCGATTCTAAGAGAAAATGTCGTAAAACTGGCGAGAATGCTGGGTTATACCCCGCGTTCCGCCCGTTCTTCGTATGTGGACACAAATATTTCCGTACAAACAACATTTCCATATCCAAAAACCATTACAATCCAAAAAGGATTGGTTTTAAACTTCAATGGTTTAGATAATACTAACTATGTTTTCTCAGTTCCTTCCGATCAAGTCTCAAGCGTAGATAGTTTAACAGGTATCGCTACGTTTAACAGTCTGAGATTGTACGAAGGTATTTTCCTCACAGATACTTTTGTAAGAGATATTAACCAAAGACAGCGTTTTATCCTTACAAATGAAAATGCAGATACCACAACTCTGAGAGTTGAAGTTACTTCTGGAACTACAACTGAAAGATATTTGCAAGCCACAGACATTACAAAGATCACTTCGGAATCCAAAGTCTTCTTCTTGGAAGAATCTGAGTATGGAAGATCTGAAATTCTCTTTGGTGACGGTGTTGTAGGAAAAGCACTGACAAACGGAGATGTAATTTCTTGCCAATACACCACAAGTAGTGGATCTGGACCAAATGGTCTCTCTTCCTTTGATAATATTGCTACTATTAGAGACAGTGATAACAATGCCGTGACATCTGGCATAACTATTACACTCGTAGCTCGTCCTGATGGAGGTGCAACTCGTGAAACTACGGAATCAATCAAATTTGGAGCGCCCAAATTTTACAGTGCTTTCGGTAGAGCCGTTTCCACTCGTGATTATGAAGCAATTATTCCACAAATTTACCCAAACGTTCAATCGATTGCGTGTTATGGTGGGGAAGAAGCAGATCCCCCAGAATACGGAAAGGTTTTCTTAGCAATCAAACCAAGAAATGCCGACAAGTTGTCGATTTCTGAAAAAAATTCCCTTTTATTGAAACTTAGGGACTATTCTGTTGCTGCAGTTCAACCTAAAATCATCGATCCATCGGTTGTATACATCGATTTGACCAGTTTTGTGTATTTTAACCCAAATAACACAAGAAGAGATCAGGTAGATATCAAAAATATCATATTTGCATCTCTCAATGCCCTGAATTCTGGATCTGAATTCAATAAATTTGGCGGAAAATTCAAATTTTCAAAATTATCGAAAATTATCGATGATAGTGAGGCTTCCATCACCTCGAACATTACCCGTATCAAAATGAGAAAGAATATTCTCATTGAACTTGGTGCTAGGGTCAACTATAAGATTTGCTACGGTAATAGAATTAAGTCCCAGACAGATTCTCCATCTGTTTCCAGTTCAGGATTTAAAATCGCTGGTGATACCACAAATACATACTATTTGAACGATGATGGTTTGGGCAATCTCAGACTTTACTATGTAAAGAGCACTGGAGAATTCCAATACATTGACGGTGAGTGGGGAAATGTTGATTATTCCCTTGGAGAAATTGTAATTAATGATTTGATCATTTCTTCTACATCTAATGTAGAAAATCAACTTCAAATTTCTGCAATCCCCCAATCAAACGACCTTGTTTCTCTCAGAGAAACCTATTTGACATTGGGCATAGATAATACAGTTGTTAGTGTCATAGTAGATACTATCAGTAGCGGTTCCAATGTCTCTGGAACTGGAGTTGTCCCAGAATCTAGCTATAGTTAAAAAAGCGCATGGCAAATTCTTCCTGGAAAGTTGGTCAGTGGACTACACCGACCACGGAGGTAACTGTACCACCAGTTCCTTCTGAGGTAAGTCCAGAATCTAAATCACAGATTTCTACTAGTATATCTGGTCAGTTGCCCAGCTTTATTAGGGAAGATTATCCTACTTTCATTGAGTTTGTAAAGGCTTACTATAAGTCTCAGGAACTGAAGGGTTATCCTATTGATATTATCCAGAATTGGACTGAGTATTATAATATTGACAACTATGGGGATCTTGTAACTGAAACAAAACTGATCTCCACCTTAACTGCAACTTCTACCACTATTGACGTTGAAAGCACCAGGGACTTTCCCAAGGAAGGTTTGCTTTTAATCGATGATGAGATTATTTACTACAACGGCAAAGATAGCACACTATTCAATAACTGCTCTAGAGGGTTTGATGCAGTAAAAGCAGTAGGTGATGCATCTGAGTTCATTTTCTCCGAAACAACGGCATCAGAGCACGCTCTAGGCACCACTGTAGTCAATTTAAATAACATCTTCCCACTGTACATGCTTGGGAAGTTCAAAGAGCAATATCTTGCAACATATCCCAAGAATTTTACTGAGGGTGTTACTGAAAGCACCATCATCAAGAGAATTAAAGATTTCTATGCATCCAAGGGATCTACTCGTTCTTTCCAATTTGTACTGAGAACTCTCTTTGGAGTAGAATCCGCAGTAACCTATCCAAGAGATAGAATTTTCAAACCATCTGATGCATATTATACTTCTAGAGAGGTAATTCGTGCAGTTGCCATTTCTGGCAACCCATCTGAGTTAGTTGGACAGGTTTTATATCAAGAAGCAGACCCAACTGATACTAATATCCAATTTGCCCGAATTTATGTAAAAGGTGTTGTTGAAGCATTTACTGAAAATGGCAGAATTTACGAAATTGACGTAGACACCGATAATTCCATTGGTACGTTTGTAACACCATATAAAACTGTCCTTTCAGAAGATCTTAGTGACAGTTTAAGTGCAAATATCGTCACTGTCGATTCTACTATTGGTTGGCCAGAAGAAAACGGCAGATTTCGTATTGAAGACGAGATTATCAACTATGCAGAAAAAACAGTAAACCAATTTTTAGGTTGTACTAGAGCAAGAGAGAATACTCTCAATGTAACTCATATTGCAGGTCAAGAAGTT